AGACTGCGAGGCCAGGGCTTTCCTTAATGGTCGGCCTTGATCTTTTCGTCTAACCCGGCCCGTTAGAGGAAAAGGTCGGCGCCGGTTAGATGAATACGCCGTTGGGGCCCCCTGTGGATGGCCCACCTCACCCGATTGTGCCATCCACCAGCTAGTATCACGCAGCTACATCTAGCTCCAAGATTCTTGAGACAGTTGTGGTATCCGGGTTACCGAAGGTGTATAGCTATGGTCAACGGCTAGTGGTTAGAGGAATGCCTGGGGGTCGATAGCTCAATGCCACGGAAGTGGGGGCCATGCGCTGAACCCCGGTGTCCGGTCCTGTGTGCCACCACCTATTGCGCCGTCCACGCCCGGGTGCCGTACGCCAATTCGGACCGGGCCAAACGGCTGCCGGGGGACTGGGGATCGGTACGCCGCAAGGTGCTTCGCCGCGACCGGTGGCTCTGCTACATCTGCGGCGCTGCCGCCAACGAAGTCGACCACGTCGTCCCCGGCGACGACCACGACCCGTCCAACCTGTCGGCCATCTGCCATCCCTGCCACCTGTCCAAATCGGGTCACGAGGGTGGCATCGCACAAGGGAGATTCAGCTAATGCCCACGTCGTATGACAGCTCTGCATCCACCGACCTTCCCGACGGTCCTTTCAAGGACTGGCCGGGCGCCGGCCCCACCCCCGAGCCCGAAGAGGACGGCTTCCGCGAGAAGGTCATCGATCTGATCAAGGCCCGCCGGGAACGTGAGCAGCGCGAGTACGAGGAACGCTGCGAGGCCGACGCCGCCTACTTCTCCGGCGAGTCCGACGAGCGCCGGCCCGGTTCGACCAAGACGAAGGCCAAGGCGCACGACACCCGGTCCACGCACAAGACCACTGAGCACGCGAGCAAGTAGTGCCCGGGTCCTCGGCGCCGAAGCCTGACGCCCGGCGCAACCGACAGGCGATCGCCCAGGGTCAGTCGTCCAACCGCGTCCCCGTCCACGGTCGGGTCGGTCGGTCCCCGTCGCCCCCGTTCGAGCTCGGGGAGGATGGGATGCGCTGGTGGCGGTGGGCGTGGACGACCCCCCAGGCCACGAAGTGGCACAAGGGTTTCACGGAGGCATTGGCCCGACGGGCGTCCCTCGAGGACGAGTACGCGAAGGCTCTCAAGTCCCCGGACGTGTCCGGTGCACCTCGCCTGCTGGCCTACATGTTCAAGTACGACGAGACGTTCGGTCTGACACCGTTGGCCGCCGCCAAGCAGCACATCGTGTTCGTGGACGAACCGGTCGAACCGAAGGCTGTCGGCAAGGACGCCACGGTCACGCCGATGCGCAACCGGTTGAAGAGCATGCGCGACTGATGGCGGGCCTACGGCTCCAACATCTCCATGAGGCGCTGTCGGGGGACGATCAGCCGCCGACCGATTCGCACCGTTGGGATAGATCCTTCTCGTGCGGCCTGATAGGCCGCGGCCCGGGAGATGCCCAAGATGTCGGCCGCTTCGGGCACGGTCAACGTCATGGCCTCGCCCCTGACCGGCGACGGTTGCGTGCTGTGGGGCTCATCCAAGGTCAACCGGATGGCGACGACCCCGTCACCGACGAGAGCAACGTCGCAGCGATGCAGCCGCTTGAGGGATGCCGTGACCTTGGCTTCACCCACGCCCAGGTTGCGAGCCAGCCTGTCCAGCCGGTAGGTCGTCGGTCCACCGTTGATCACGTCACCGGCCAGCCGATGGGCGAGCAGCATCGCGGTCGGGCCGAGCTTCGGGGTCCACATCCCGATCGCCCAGTCGCTGTTGGTTGGCATCCCGTCGACCGGGCGCGGGTGAGCTATGGCGTTGATCTGGTTCGGGTCCATGCGCCGAGAACTTACAGGGCCGACTGATGGCGGCCCTCGCTCCCGGCCAGAACCCGAAGAGCGTGTGGTCCAGCACCGTCATGTGCGCCAACTGCAAGCTCGCCTACGGCCAGCACCGGGAACTGTGCAACGGTCATCTGATCCCGTGTTGCCCCGGTACGTGCAAGGGCGTGACCGACTGATGCCGTGGCGTGGCGCCACCGATGAACTCGCCGACTCGGGGCTCGACTTCCCGACGTTGGGCATCGTCGCCTGGGAGTGGATCGAAGAGCACTGCGTCATCCCCGACGGCGACCAGATGGGCGAGCCGTACCGGTTGACGGACGAGCAGCTCCACTTCCTCGTCCACTACTACCGGCTCGACCCGACGGCACAGAGCTTGAAGTGGTCGGGACCACGGTTCCATCACTCACGTGGTGGGTCGCTGGTGAGGCCGCAAAAGCATGGCAAGGGGCCCCTGTCGGCGGCCATCATCTGCTTCGAGGCGTGCGGGCCGGCGCTACCGAACGGGTGGGACGCGGACGGCAAGGCCGTGGGTCGACCATGGCCGACACCCCACATCCAGATCACGGCCATCTCCGAGGATCAGTGCGCCAACGTCTACCGCGCTCTCCTGCCGATGATCCAGCTCGGACCCCTCGAAGGCGTTCTGCCCGACACGGGTAAGACGCGCATCAACGTGCCCGGTGGTGGCCTGATCGAACCGGTTACGGCGTCGGCCATGTCCCGTCTCGGCCAGCGCGTCACGTTCTGCCTGTCCGACGAGACCCACGGCTGGGTTGAACGCAACGGTGGCGTCAAGCTCGCCGACAACCAGCGCCGAAACCTGTCGGGCATGGGTGGCCGGTTCTTGGAGACCACGAACGCCTGGGCGATCACGGACAACAGCGTCGCCCAGGACACGTTCGAGAACCCCGTCGGCGTGTTCGTCGACTACCCGGCGCCCATCGGTGGGTCCATCAAGAACAAGGCCGAGCGACGCAAAGCGATGCGCCACGCCTACGGCGACAGTGTGCGCAACGGGCCTTCGTGGCGGGGCTGGGTGGACCTGGACCGGATCGACGTGGAGATCGAGGCGCTACTCAAACGTGATCCGGCCCAGGCCGAACGGTTCTTCCTCAACAGGGTGCATGCCGGCGAGGACGTCGTGTTCAACCTTGAGGCGTGGCGCAACGCCGCCCGCCCCGACATCGTGGTTCCCGACAACGAACTCATCGCCATCGGCGTGGACGGGGCGAGGTGGGAGGACGCTGTCGCCGTGATCGCCATGACGGTCCGCGGCTTTCACGCCTGGCCGTTGATCGTGATCGAGAAGCCCCCCGGCGCCGGCCCTGACTACGAGCACGACCTCGAGCTGGTCGACGCCACCGTGGCCGAAGCGTTCGACATCGCTTCGGAGGCGAGGCGTGACTGCATCGCCAAGGGCTTGCTCAACAAGGCGCCGGCGCACTGGTTCATGGGTGTGTGATGGCCGAAGGACCCGTTAGCAATCGGATGAGAATGGTTATCATTCCTACTTACCGAGGGGCGTAAGTGCTGCTCAAGAGTGAGTCTGAGATTGCTGAAGCCATCTCCACGTGGGGGCCGGAAGCGGCCACCGAGTGGTCCCGGCTCAACCATTTCGAGGACTACTACCGCGGCGTCCACGCACCCCCCTACGAGCCGGAGACGGCGACCCGCGAGTTCTCGGTGCTCGTCGGCCGGTCGATCACCAACATCACGCGCCTCATCGTGCACACCCTCACCCAGCGCCTCGTGGTCGACGGGTTTCGCAGCTCGAACACGACCATGGAGAACGCTCCTCAGTGGGAGTGGTGGCAGGCCAACGGGCTCGACGCCCGCCAGAAGGCGCTGTACGACGAGTGCGCCAAACACGGCTACGCCGGCTGCATGGTCACCCCCGGCGACACGGCCCCGGTGATGCGACCGGTGAGCGCACGGGAGTGGTGGATCGGGTTCGAGGACTACTCCGACGACTGGCCGTTCCTCGGGCTCAAGCAGGGTGAGACCGATCCGACCAACCCGCCGACGAAGGACTACGAGATCTGGCACGTGCTCGACGAAGCGAACCGCTACGTCGTGCGCTACGGCGGCAGCAACAAGGCGGTCATGGTCGAAGGGGTCACCGAACACGGGCTGGGCGTGGTGCCGATCGTCCCGTTCCGCAACCAGTGGCAGCTCACCCGGTACCCCGA